CTTTTTATAAAGTAATGATAACCGACATCACCCCACCCATTTTCATCTACATGCCATTTTCTAATAACAGAAATATCATCGTGATGTTTCCAATCACTATCACTTGCATGAATAAAAACCTTATCAACTGTTCTTGAAGGTTTTTCGAAAATGAAATCTGAGTAATAACCGTTTGAGATTAAAATTGTAAAGAGTAAAATTAAATTTAAGTGTACCATCATAATATATAGGCGAGAGGTTTTAATCCTCTCACCTTATTTAAAAAACTTTCTAACCTATTTCTAGGATTCTGGGTTGCTCTTCTTCTGGAACAACTCTTTCTAAAATTATTCTCAAAATTCCATCAGAAAGTTTTACATCTTTTACAATTAAATATCTTTCTAAAACAAAAGATTTGTTAAAACTTCTGGTTCCAATACCTTTATGAAGATAGGCAACAGAATCAGAGGAATCATCTCCTTTTTTATTCCCTGTAACAACTAAAGTGTTTTTGTCCAGAACAACGTGTAAATCTTCTTGTGTAAAACCTGCCACAGCAATCTCTAAAACAAATTTATTATCGTTATGTTTTAGGATATTGTGTGGGGGGTAAAAATTAGAATCAGCCTTGAAACTGAAACTATCTTTCAAAAAACTGTCAGCAATCGCTAACTCAAAAAATTTCGACATTTGCATAATAACTCCTATGTCAACTCCTTAAATAAGCAAGTTGAGTAATAAAGACCCGAAAAAATCAGCATCTTTGTTTAGTTTATAAGACTGACTTCACAAAGTCAGAATCAAATTTAATGTCAATATTTACCAATATTATATTTTGCTATTAAGTTCCATTCTTCTTTTTTTGAGAATGGTATTATTTTTATTTTCTTTATATGTAGTTTATCTTCTATTTTTTTACTATCAACTAATTCAATCAGTTCCCATTCTTCTAAAAGAGAACAAATCAAATTTCTTCTTTGAACATCTTCTTCTTCAATTTCTGTATTTTTTCCGTCAAGTTTAAACAATTCTTTAAAATGGACAATGTAATATTTACCCTTTTTATGTAGAATGTGACAAGATTGAAAAAGTTTTCTCTCTTTTATAGATGGAATTCCCATTCTTGTCAAGGTTTCTTTTATCTTTAAGAAATCCTCAGACTTCTTCAGTTTAATCTCCACGAATTCTTTTACAATTGTTTCTTCTTCCACTTATTCCACCTTCACTCAATTCGCTTTTTATTGTAGATATTTGTTCATCATTAAGTAAAGATAATATTTCAACGGCCTTCTCATTTCCAACCTTGTAATATTGTTTCACAATCTCAACATTCTCTTCAATGTTTGACTTTATCCACCTACTAAATCTTTTTTTCTTTCTAATACTATTTAGTAAAAAGTCATATTGCAACTTCTTGTCAAGTTCGAAATATTGGTTCATTGTATTGGCTTGCATAATGGTATCTGGGAAGTGTGATAAAGTCTTATTAATAATAAAAGGATTGTATGCTTCCTCTATCTTACCATTACTATCTTCCAATAAAACATTCTCTTTAGTGGTATTTATAGACTTCAAAAAGAACTTGAATGGACAATAACTCTCTTTGGAATAATCTTCATCATCAAATTTCACTTCATCTTCAAGTTCTTCAAACAATTTCATTTACAAACCTCATTAGCCATCAGTTCAGTGAGACATGCCACAATGTTAATTTCTTGATCAGCAACAAAACATGCTTTGTACTGATATTCAGCAAGAGTAACAACAACTGTCGGTATGGTCTCAGGTTTCATCCATTCATACATTCCATCATAAAGTTTTCTAAAAAACCTTTCAGGGTCAGCATCCCCATGATGGACAACCCACTCTCTCATCTTTGAAAAATTCTTCTCTTTCAAGTGAACAATAAGTTCTTCCATAGCAGCATCTTGAGACACAAGAGCATCTCCTGTAATACCTCCTGAGGCACTGGCACATTGCTGTAACTCGTTCAATACTCTTCTAAAGTCAGGGAAGTGTTTCTGTATCAATTTTACAACAACTGCTTTATCATACTCTACACCCTCTTTAGTAAGAATTTCACAAACTCTTTTGTAGAATGCTGCAGCAATAACAGGTTTCTTATCTTTAGGAATAACAAAATTTATCACACTACACCTTGAATGTAATGGTTTAATAATCTTGTCTTTGAAGTTACATGTTAGAATGAAACCGCAGTTAGCAGAAAACTCCTCCATAAACCCACGCAAAGCAGGTTGTAATGAAGTAGGATTCAAACCATCGGCTTCATCTAACAATACGAACTTCCTGCCACCAGTAAAAGATACAGAACTGGCAAAACTCTTGATAGTATTTCTCAAAGTGTCAATGTTTCTACCTTCAAGTGAACCATTAATTTCTATGTAATCGCAACCAAGAGTCTCTAATACTGCTTTTGCTACAGTTGTTTTACCTGTCCCAGCAGTTCCATAGAGTAGAAGATTAGGAAGATCCCCATTTTCTACAAAATTCTGAAATTTGTCTTTGAGGTCATCTATAATAATACACTCATCAACTGTCTTTGGTCTATACTTTTGAGCCCAGATGTATTCTTCACCGATATTCATAAACACTCCTTAGGAATTAAATTTTGAACCAGTTTCTGTAGATATCCAATATGTCCTGTTAGAGTTTGAAGATGTGAACTGTGAAATACACTGAGATGAAATCACCACATCATAATCGTCTGGTAAAAGTTTAATATTTTCCATTAGAAAGATAAAAGAAAACTCATGAGACGTATCCCCCACAACAATTCTGAAACGATTACTGTTAGCATCACCTGGTTTACCCAGTTCAACCGTAATAACACCCCCAGATCCATTCACAAATAGATACTGGAGACCCATAACTGAACTTGCTTTCTGTAGTTTAGCAAGTGTATCTGCGTCAAGTGTAAAAGAAACATCTTCAGAAGGTAAAGTGATGTGATTCTTCGGTGGAACTTTAATCAAGTTCCTACTAGCAAAAGTGTATTTTACAGTAGTTCCTGAATTTTCTCCATCACGAATAGTCATGTAACCATCAGCAGAGTTAATATCCAACTGAGGGTTAGCGAATAATGATAGTGTACCCAATAGATTATTCAGATCATAAATACCAAACTCTGCTGGTAAATCTTCTGAAATCTGAGCAGTACATAAAACATTATTGCTGCTGTTAATTGTAGATAAAGTATTACCAGAAGTAAATAATAATGACTGGTTAATACTTGCAAGGTTTTTCAAGGTTCTCAAAGTATCTTCTGATACGGAAATAGCACTCATAATATAAATCTCCTTGTTAAGTGTTATATATATAATAACCTATATTGAACAAATAGTCAATACTTTTTTTAAAATTATTTTTTATGGGAAAAATTACCAATTTTTTCGAATTTAATTTGTTTATCAAATTTATCTGCTAATAAATCTGTTTTATGTGATATGACGAAAGTGTTCAGTCCTTTACCTTCTAATGAATTCATAACCTTCATGAAGTTTTCAGTTCCTTCAGCATCAAGTGAAGAATCAAATACCTCGTCTAATATTAGTAAATTAGTGTTTACAGAGTTTTTCATTCTTGCTACTTCTCTCCAAGTGAAAAGGATTGCTAAATCGATTCTCTGTTTTTCACCTTCAGAAAAAGAATCATAAGAAAATTCATCCCTATGTCTTGATTTTATCACTTCACTAAAGTTCTCATCAAGATTAAAATTAGCAAAGAAATCAAAATCATTCAAATATCCATTGATTAGTTTGTTCATAATCGGAAGATATTGTTTTATGATTCTGGTTTTAATTCCAGTATCTTTTAATAACATACCACATATGTTATATATTTCATTCCTCTCTAACAATTCAATTTTATTATCATTAGATTCTTGAAGTTGTTGTTTCATTTTATTTAGAGACTCATATTCCCCATCAATCATATCATTCTTATTTTTAAGGAACTCAATCTCTTTCTCATACTTTTCGATACTCTTATTTTGAAATCCAATCTCCTGGTTCAATTGAAGTATCTCTGTGTTGATCACATTTACTTTATCAACTTTATCTTGTTCAATCTTAATAGATTCTTGAACATTTGAAATCATTTTCTGTATCTCAACAAATGCATCATCCAATTCAGTTATCTTATTATCATTATTTTTTATGATTTCAGTTGAAAGTTCCTCATCAATATCTTGATGGCAAGTATTACAATGATCATTCTCCTTGAAAAATTTATTTTCTTTCTTGAGTCTTTCTTTGTTATTTTTCATTTTCTTGAAAACATCAACCCTTTTCTCAAGATCAGAATTTAGTTTAACAATGTCACCAATACTTATTGATTCAATCTCTTTCATCTTTGTATCGATTTCAAGTTGTAAATCACATATTGTACTCTTACATTCTTGAATATCTCTTCTGATTGATTCAACCCTGTCCTGCTTTGTACCTTTCAACTTTTCAATATATTCCTCTTTCATCTCAATACCAGATTCAAGAGATTTTATATCATAGTCATTTTGAGACATATCCGTTCTCAGCACAGATGACCTTTCTTTCAAAAGGGTGTTCATAAGACTGAATATATCAATATCCAAAATATCTTCAATCACATCTCTTCTGTTTTGCGTTGAAAGTTTCATAAAGGGTGTGAAACTGGAGGAACCTAAAATGACTATCTGTGTGAACGATTTATAGTTCATCTTGAGAATAGTTTTTTCAAGTTTCTTTTGGAAATCTCTAGCATCAGCTGACTGATTAATAAACTCACCGTTCAAATATATTTCAAAGATGTTGGGTTTGATACCCCTCCTCACCATATATTCTTTTGAACCTATAGAGAATTCAATCTCAACTACTGTGCCCTTTTCATTTATAGAATTTATCATCTGGTTCTTATTGATATTTCTAAATGCCTTACCAAACAAACCAAAACAAATAGCATCTAAGAATGTTGACTTCCCCCCACCATTTTTACCCATAATGAGAGTGGATGGACTGTTATCCAACTGTATCTCGTTGAAATAATTACCAGTGGATAGGAAATTTTTATACCGAACTTTTGTAAAAATTATCATAATACCCTATTGTAAATCAATTGCTTCTCTATGTAAAGACATTAAAATCTCTTTTAATCTATCAAGATTGACATTGTTAACATCTAACCCATCAACATATTTGTTAAGAGTTGTTAAAGTGTCTTCAGCTTCGTTCACAATCTCCTCTTCTTCAACAGACAAATTTAAGTCTTCAATAATAGACAAATCAAAAGGTTCATGTAGTTGAATTGAGTCAATAAACTTATCAAAAAAATAAGGGTTATTTTTAGATTCAACTAAAACCTTAACATAACTGTTTTTACAAAAACTGAAGTCTTTGGATATCTTTTCAAAAGATTCAACTCCTGTATCATTATAAATTATCTTATGAAATATCTTATGAGAATTTTGATAATACTCTAAATCAAGAGTGTTTGTATCAAAGATATGAAAACCTCTTGGGTCATTATAATCGGCCCAAGTTATTTCATAAGTACTTCCCAAATAAGCAATATTACCAACAGTTGATTTGTGATGATAATGACCTGTCATTACAAGATCATAACCGTTGAATATTGTATGGTTCATCCCATGATGGCAAAAACTGTTTTTATACATCTTGAAACCGTTAAGTTCAAGATGACCCATGACAACTGAAGCTTCATTAGAATTAATCAACTCCATAGACTTCTCACCATTTTCTCTATTGATCCAAGGTAAGAACAATATTTTAGTTTTTCCAAACTTGACTATCTCTGGATCCTCGTAGATTTTAACCTTTTTATATCTGTTTCCTAAAATCTCTTTTGGTGCGTTTACTCGGTTTGTATCTTTGTAGTAGACATCATGATTTCCCACAATTATATGAAGTTCTACTCCGTTTTTCTCAAACCATTCAATAAATCTTTCCCTAAAAGAATTTAGAGTTTTAATATTAGCAAATTTCCTTCTATCAAAGATATCACCGAGATGAATCACTTTTTTGATTTTCTTCTTTAGAACTGTTGGAAAAAACTCTTCCTCCCAGAACTTGAAGAAATAGTCGTTGAAAATCTGACTATCATTTCTACCACCGAAATGTGTGTCGGTGATTAAAGCCAATTTCATTATAATAAATCCTTTATCTCAAAACCATAGT